GCGGCCACTGGAACCATTAATTTTGATGTCCTAACTCAATCCGTGTTGTACTACACGACTAATGCGTCAGCCAATTTTACCATTAATGTTCGTGGTAATGGTTCAAATACATTCAATTCTATTACGACTACAGGACAAGCCGTCACAATAGCATTCATTAATACTAATGGTTCTACGCCATATTATGAATCTGCATTTACTGTTGATGGAACTAGCGTAACCCCTAGATGGCAGGGCGGTGTCGCCCCAACTTCTGGAAATGCCAGTTCCCTTGATGTTTACACGTACACAATTGTAAAAACAGGCTCCGCTGCTTATACGGTTTTAGCCACTCTTACCCAATTTACATAAGGCGGAACATGAAATTTGCGTGGTCGTTTCCGCAATTTGTTGTAAATCCATCATTGGATGGCCTGACCAATGTGGTTACGGCTATTAATTGGGTTTGCACGGGTACAAATGGAAATTTTACATCTTCTGCCTCAGGAACTGCTAATTTAGGCACACCTAACCCAGCAGAATTTATCCCATACGCGGATATTACTCAACAAATGGCCTATGCATGGGTATCAGGTTGCATTAGTATGCCCGGCGTTGAGGCTCAAATTGCTTCACAAATTAACCTACTAGGTGAAACAACGTCACAAACCCAACAACCACCCTTTTAAGAGGATATAATGGATAATCTTGAACTTGACCTTAAACTTTCCGTTGCTCACGTTAACACTGTGCTTAGGCATCTTGGTGCTGGCGTCTATGCTGAAGTTGCTGATCTTATTAGCCTTTTACATGGTCAAGCAAAGCCTCAGATTGAAGACGCTACTATTGCTGGTATGGTCAAAACGGAAGCTGCTTCAGAAACCATTGACGCTGAATAATATGGATTAAGTATGGACCCGTTTACGCTTATAGCTGCCGCAACGGGTCTATACTCGTCTATTAAGTCAGCCGTTGAGGCTGGCCAAGACGTAATGGAAACAGCAGAAAAAGTGGGCAATCTTTTTAGTAAGGTTGCCCAAATTGTTACTGTTACATCCACACCGCAACGCAAAAAACTATTTCAAAGCCAAGCTGAATACGAGGCTGATGCGGTAAAACGCTACGCCATTAAGGCTAAGGCGCAAGACATGCAATTTCAGGTAAAGAACCTGTTCATAGGACAATATGGACGGCCAGCGTGGGATGCTATTCAGCGGGAAATTATAGAGATGCGCAAGGAAGCTGCCCGTCAAGCTGCCGCTGCTTTAAAAGAGCAGGAAGAAAACCGTAAAGATCTTCTTATGGTTGGCGGAATTGTTGGTTTTCTGGTAATAGGTATAGGTGTAATCGGCGTAATTCTCATGGTAACGGTGAAGTAAAATGGACATTCTTAAAGATTTTGGACCATTAATTGGTTCAGTTGCCCCAACCATCGCGACTGCCCTTGGCGGGCCAGTGGCTGGCATGGCCGTAAAGGCATTGTCCGGCGCCTTATTTGGCCACGAGGATGGCACTCAGGATGACATTATGACCGCCCTTGCTAATCCAACGGGTGATCAGTTGGCCGCGTTAAAAAAGATTGATGCAGATTTTAAAGTTCAGATGAAAAGTTTGGACATTGATTTAGAGCGGATTGCGGCGGGTGATCGTGCGTCTGCCCGTGACATGCAAAAGGAAACCAAAGACTGGATACCCCGCGCCTTGGCTATTGGAGTTACGGTCGGCTTTTTTTCTATTATGATTTACATGCTAATTTATGGTTTACCCACATCTGGGAATGAGGCAATCCTACTTTTATTGGGTGCTTTACAGACGGCGTGGGGCGGAATTATAGCGTTTTACTTTGGATCTTCCTCCGGTTCCCAAAAGAAAGACGCCATGATTTATAACTCAAAGCCTTTGGAGTGAGTGGTGAAGGACAATTTTGAGCAGTGTCTTGCCTTGGTTCTTAAGCATGAGGGCGGGTTTGTAAATTTAAAGTCTGATCCCGGCGGCATGACTAATTTGGGAGTTACCAAAAAGGTTTGGGAGGAATATGTTGGCCATCCAGTGGATGAGTCGGCTATGAGGGCGTTGGGGCCGCAAGACGTGGCTCCACTATACAAAAAACAGTATTGGGATAGGATTAGCGGTGACTCACTTCCTTTTGGCGTTGACTATGCCACTTTTGATATGGCTGTTAATAGTGGGGTAAGCCGTGCGGCGAAAACCCTTCAGCAGGTACTCGGTGTGGGTGCGGACGGACAAGTCGGCCAAGCCACAATTAGTGCTTGTGAAGCGGCAAACCCTCGTGATGTTGCTACGGGAATCTGCGAAAAAAGGTTAGCTTTTTTGCAAAGTTTGTCCACCTATGGTACGTTTGGAAAAGGTTGGTCAAATAGAGTTGCGGCGGTAGAAAAGGCAGCTTTTGACATGGCATCGTAGGATTAAGTTATGGCCTTAACATACTCAAGTTACGTGCAGCAAATTGCGACGATGGCCGTCATTCCGTCCAACGATACCAATTTTACGATCATAATTCCCCAAATGATTAGCTACGCAGAATTGCGTATGCAGCGTGACTTAGATTTTCTTTCAACCCAGATCAGCACAACTGCTTATAATTTTACGGCAAATAGCAATACTTTGACTTTGCCGACGTCTCAATTTATTGTTCCGCAAACGGTTGAAGTTGTTTCATCTGGTGTTTCAACACCATTATTGCCTGTAACAAAAGAATTTATACAAAATGTTTACGGATCGGGTTCTACTACAGGTTTACCTCAGTATTTTGCTGTCTATGGTGGTGACACTGCTACTACAGGTAATACTAGCCAATACATGATTGTGGGGCCAATCCCAAATCAAAGTTATGGCACGATTCTTACTGGAACGGTTCGTTCGGCGCCATTATCTGCATCAAATACTACCACATTCATTTCAACATATTTGCCCGATATGTTTATTATGGCGTCAATGATTTACATTTCCGCCTTCCAGCGCAACTTTGGCCGCTTGAATGATGACCCTCAAATGGCCCAAACTTATGAAAGTCAGTACCAAGCCCTGAAAAACAGTGCTTTGGTGGAAGAAAACCGGAAAAAGTTTGAGGCTTCTGCTTGGTCATCTTATTCACCCGCCCCTGCGGCCACACCGACTAGGGGTTAAGAATGCCCTTTGGAACCATTAAACTTAAACCCGGCGTTGATATTAATAGTACCGCGGTACTGAGTGAGGCATCGTATCAGTTATCGCAATTGATACGGTTTATACCTCAACGCGATGGGCTTGGCTTGGCTCAAAAACTTGGCGGTTGGGTGGCATATTTCAATTCAGCTATTGGGTCAATTGTCCGATCCCTTAAAGGTTGGGCAGATTTAAATGCTGTGAACCATCTTGGTATTGGGGCTGAATCATCCCTTACCGTTTTGACTGGGAGTAATTTAGTTAACATTACTCCTCAAATAAGCGTGACTAATACTGCCCCTGTTTTTGCAACAACTTCTGGGTCTACTACAGTTACCATAACTGACTCAAATATTACTGCGTCGGTTTTGGATTACGTGGAATTTGTTACGCCAGTGGCCGTTGGTGGTTTAGTGTTAACTGGCCCATATTTATTAGCAACCGCTGCGGGAACTACATACTCTATTACGGCTGCAAGTGCGGCAACATCCACTGCCAATACTTCAACTAATACAACTGGTGGATCATTTGTAGTTGGAAAGACATACCAAATTGTTACAACTGGTGGAACAAGCTTTACAACTATCGGGGCATCCGCAAATACCGTTGGCGTTATATTTAATGCCACGGGAACAGGTGCTGGTATTACAGGCACGGCCAAGTTAGTTGGCGTTTATGCCTTTCAAACTACAAGTGGATTATCTACGATTACATGTTATTTTGACAATCATGGGTATTCTGTTGGCTCAACATTTTATGTTGGCGTTGCCACGACTGTTGGCGGCATAACTCTTTCTGGCCTTTACACTGTACTCACCGTTCCAAGTGCAAATTCATTTACATTTGCGGCGGCAAATACGGCAACTTCATCCGCTGGCCCAACTGCGATAAATAGCGGAAACGTGCAATCAACTTTTTACATTGCAATTGGCCCACAGCCGCAAGGTTCTGGATTTGGCGTTGGTGGTTATGGCGTGGGTGGCTTCGGTCTTGGAACAACTCAGCCATCAGTGCCCGGAACACCAATTACTGCAACGGATTGGACACTAGATAATTTTGGTTCATATTTAATGGCGTGTCCGGCTGGCGGCGCAATTTATTATTATGATCCTAATGGGCAACTACAAAATGCTCAAATTGTGGGCGGCAGTGGTCCACTTGTTAATTCGGGCATATTTGTTGCAATGCCGCAAAGGCAAATTATTGCGTATGGATCGTCTTTTAACTTACAAGCAGACCCAATGCTTATACGGTGGTGTGACGTTGGCGATTTTACTAACTGGATTGCTTCGTCAACCAATCAGGCTGGGTCATACCGTATACCAACTGGGTCAAAGATTGTGGCTGGTATACAGGGGCCACAGCAGGGATTGATTTGGACTGACTTAGACCTTTGGGCTATGCAGTATGTTGGTACGCCATTCGTCTACAGTTTTAACAAAATTGGGTCTAATTGTGGTGCGGTGTCACGGCATTGCACGGGTCAACTTAACGGCGCCGTATTTTGGATGTCCCAAAAACAATTTTTTATGATGACGGGAAATGGCCCCCAACCAATACCATGCCCAATTTTTGACGTGATATTCCAAAACATTAATACGTCTTACTTTTATAAAGTGGCTTGTGGTGTTAATAGCCAATTTAATGAAATTACGTGGTATTATCCGTCAGCAAATGCCACGGAAAATGATAGCTACGTCAAGTATAATGTCGGCATAGGGCAGTGGGATTATGGAACACTTAGCCGCACGGCGTGGATTGATCAATCTGTTCTAGGTTCGCCTATTGCGGCGGGTGGCGATACATTTATTTACCAGCATGAAGTGGGTAATGATGCAGCTGTTGGCACATCAACCACTGCCATGTTATCTTCTTTCCAAACGGGCTACTTCCAATTGTCTGAGGGTGAAAACCTTGTGTTTGTTGACCAAATTTGGCCCGACATGCAGTGGGGTACATACAGCGGGAACAAGAACGCAACCGTGTATTTGACCATTTACTACACCAATTACGGCACAGACCCAGCAACGTCACCGTCAACTAGTTACTATTCCGGTTCACCGTCTAATACGGTTAGTTCTGTAACATTCCCTATGACGCAAGCTACAGAATATGTATCGTGCCGAATCAGGGCGCGTTTCATGGCCTTTTCATTGTCTTCGCAAGACGTTGGCACGTTCTGGCGTTTGGGTGGCGTTAAGTATCGGTATCAACCTGACGGGAAATTCTGATGGCTAGTTTAGATGATATTTTATCTACACAAAAGAACGGCGTCATAGCAATTAACTCATACAGTTCCGCTATAAATACTCACGCCGGGTTTTTTACTAGCAAGGAAGTTTCTACTGGGTCGGTAATTAAATCATCGTCTGGTTGGTTAGCTACTGTTAGCGTTATTGTTGGCGGTTCTACACAGGGCTATCTTTACGATGCCACGTCTGCCGCGTCTGGTAGCCGCATTTATGCTGTCCCCAACACACTTGGCATTTACCAAATTCAAGTTCCATTTGCCACGGGTTTATATTTCTCGCCCGGAACTGGGTCCATTATTTCGGTAGGATATTCGTGATGCCACTTAAACACGGTTCATCTCAGGCCACGATTAGCAAGAACATTTCAGAAATGTCCCGCGCGGGTCATCCGCATGATCAAGCCGTAGCGGCGGCTTTAAATATTGCCCGTTCGGGAAAAGCTTATGGGGGAAATTCGGGTGGAAATGAGCCTAATATTATCCATACTGGTCCTATCCACAGCCCCGTGGCTGGCCGCACAGATCATCTTCCTATGCATGTACCCGCCGGAGCCTATGTTATTCCGGCTGAAGAAGTGGCTTACATTGGCGAGGGAAACACCCTTGCGGGTTTTAAAGCAATTGATGCTTGGGTAGAAAAATACAATGACCCCCATTTTACAAATGCTGGCGAGCCTGTTCCTATTGTTGCTGCTGGCGGAGAGTACGTTGTTAAACCACAATCAGTAGCTGGACTTGGTGATGGTGATCTTGCCAAGGGCCACCGCATTCTTGACCAATATGTTATGAAGTTACGTAAGAAGCACATTAAGACACTACAGAAACTTCCCGGCCCCAAAAAGGATTAACATGGATTCAGGTTTTAAAAAGCAGCGTTTACGTCTTTCCAAAAGCGCCCGCAAGCGCATGCCAAAGTACGAACGCATCACAACGGAGCCACTTGTCAGGACGGCACAGCCAGATGACGAGGAAGGCATTATGGTTTTATCGCGCCTGATTCACAAAGAGATTGGCATGTTTAATCTCAATGAAGACAAAGTTCGCGCAATGATAGGTCCGCTTCTTTACAAACACCTTGGTATTATTGGGGTTGTAGGCAAAAAAGATAACTTAGAGGCAATGATATTGCTTCGCGTGGCGACAAATTGGTACTCGGATACGCCATTTCTTGAAGAAATGTCCGTATTTGTGCGTCCAGAATTTAGAAATGCAACTATTTCGCGCGTTCACAAGATGATAGAATTTGCCAAAAAAGCCGCTGATGGCTTGGACTTACCCCTAATGATTGGGGTTTTGTCAAATCAACGAACAAATGCTAAAGTAGAGTTGTATGAAAAACACTTTGGCATGCCAGCTGGTGCTTTCTTCATTTACGGGGCAAAGACCGGACAGCCTGAAGAGGCTGAATTGACTGCTTAAGGAGACGACCAGTGTGTGGTTCTAAGGGTACATCAACATCCACTTCTACCTACTCGCCTCCACCGCAGGTTCAGGCTAACTACGACTTTTTGGCCAATCAGGCAAAGTCTGTGGCGGCTACACCCTTCCAACAATACCAAGGTGAAATGGTTGCGGGATTAACTCCAACCCAAGAGGCGGGCATTCAGAACGTAAACGCATCCGCTGGCTTGGCTCAACCATATTATGGTGCAGGTGCGGGCTACGTGCAGCAAGCCGCCACACCATTTGGTCAACAGCAACTCAATCAGTATATATCGCCATATATTAATGACGTTGTATCTCAGACAATGGCTAACTTGGGCGAAACCAATGCCCAACAAAGACAGCAACTGTTGGGCAATGCAATTAGTCAGGGCGCTTTCGGTGGCGACCGTGCGGGTATTGCGCAAGCAGAGTTGGCTCGTCAGCAAAACCTTGCGACCGGGCAGACATTAGCTAACGTCTTGCAGGGTGGTTACGGCCAAGCTTTGGGCCAGTTTAATGCCGATCAGACCCGTCAACTTCAGGCAGGTAGCACATTGGGTCAATTGGGTACTGGCGCACAGGCTGCGGGCTTGCAGGGTGCGCAGGCTCAGCTTGGCGCGGGCGCGCAACAGCAGGCAGTTCAGCAGGCTCAGGACGTTGCCAATCAACA